CAAGTTCTTTATCAAATGATGATGGCTCCAGATACTTATGGACACGCAGCATCAAACTTTGTAAGAAGTTGGTATGAGCGCACAAAAGAAGAAAATGGTTTAAATGATGTAGATTCAGCGTTAGAAATAATGGTTGATGAACTTGGATTGAATGAAAACTTTGCTGACGGTAAAGTAAAAGGCAAAAGCAGACCAGGGCGTGTAAAACGTGCGGGGGCAAGTTGTAATGGCAGTGTTACAGCATTACGTAAGCGAGCAAAAAATAGTTCGGGTGAGAAAGCGAGGATGTATCATTGGTGCGCGAACATGAAGGGCGGGAAGAAAAAGTAGTAGATCTATATCCAGATGGGTATAGTATAACGTGGAGAGAACACGAAGATATGAGTGTTGACGACATAGAATGGTCACATTACATTGCAAAGTATAAAGAACACGAAGCAAATAGAACAAGCACAAACGAAAGAAACAAATACTGGAATGAATATAGAAGATCTAAAGAAGCTGGCGGGGATAAATGAATTCAAAGGATATACTGAATATACTCCTGAGAACATTAGTGCTGCCGCTGCTGAAAAAAGAAAGATTGAAAAGAAAAAAGGCATTAAGCCTGGCGACCCAGATTGGTTTAAACTATGGTTTAGTTTACCTCATATGACAGGACCAGTGCAATTTAGAGGACGTAAAAAATGAAAATGTCTGACTTGTTTGAAGATGGCAGAATTGTAAAAGGTGTAAACACTACAGCTGATGTTGGGGTCAATCAAACAAGTATTGAAGCAGCTAAATTTGGCTTCAAAGTAGACAAAGACGGTAAACCACCAACACATAAAAACAATGTCAAAGGTAAAAAAACAAATGTTTTGTTTAATCTAGGAATGACAGAAGACACACAACCTCGTTATACTGCACTTGAATGGAGTTTGATGGAAGGCGGACACACACTCGAAGAACCTGAAGAAAAAGTAAAGTTATTTGATTGGGCTAAATACTAACATGAGACTAAGAGAGACATTTAAGGCACCGCCGTTCTTTTTATTTGTTGCTGACCTACGTATTAGACAGAAGTTCTATTCGCAGGCTATAAAAGTGCAGACTAATGCACGTAATGCTATTGAGGCTAAAAAGCAAATAATGGCACAGTATGGTCCTGATACTAAAATCTTATCTATTAGGAGAAGCAAATGAAATTGCGTGAAATTACAGGTGGGGGAGTAAACGCTGATAAAGTTAGAGGAAAAGAACCTGCTCCTAAACTTAGAAAACCCGGTGGTAATGAAACACCTCATCCTATGCGTGGAAGATTGGTTGGCGAAGATCAACAATTAGACGAAATAGCACCTGCAATATATGCAGCAGTTATGTGGATATTAAATTACTCAGCGAGAAGAGCAGCATGGCCAGTATTAAGATGGGTAATAAAAAGACATATGGGTAAAATAGCAATAGGAGCAACAGCAGCCTATTATATTGACCAAGGTTGGGATTGGGTAGTAAGCGTTATTGGTGAAAAATATGCTCAAATGCTGATTGATAATAAATTTGAAATAGGCATGGCAGTTGCTCTTATCCTTGGTGCAGTAGCACTTCAAAAGTTTTTTATGAAAAAAGGCGACGATTTAGTTGCTAAGTATCAAGAAAACATAAACGAGAATGTTTCTGGAGCAGTTGCTTCTGTTGCTATGCCTATAGGTGATATGAGGCGTAGAGGTGTTGCACCAAAACGCAAAGCAAAAAAGAAAAACAGATAAATAGTAGTAACCGGAGAATACTATGACTAACGAAAACCACGAAATGGATCCAAAGCACAGAAGCATTGCTGCAATGGGTCGTAAAATGATTGATATGAGTTCCAACATGACAGGAACTGATGACAACACACTTATGATGGCAAATGCACTATCACGTTTAGGTGATACACTTACCAATTACGGTGCAAATTTTGGTCCAAAGAATCTCAACGATGTGATGAAAATTACAGGTATGAGCAAAGAAATTATACAGTCGTTAATCAATAAAGTAAAAGCAGAGCCGGCTGCTGAAGCTGTTAGTGAAGGACTTGCAGATATGGCTGATATTGCAGAACGTGATCACGAAGTGCAAATGGCTAGAGCAGAACTATATAAAATTGCAAAGTATTCTATCAAACTACACGAAATGCTCAAAGGTGTAAGTGAAGCAGAAGGCATTGAAGGCTGGATGCAGAGCAAAATTACCAAAGCAGCAGATTACATTGGTTCGGTTTATCACACACTTGACTATGATAATTCACCTATTGCTACTGAAAGTCACAAGTTTACAATGAGCGACGAAGATGTAAAATCATATAAGTCAAAACTCAGCGAAGATTTTCAAAAAAAAAGAGTGAAAAAGTAGACGAGATTTTACCAGCACTTGCATGGACTGCTGGTAGAATGGCTGCTACACATCTAGCAAAAAAAGCAATCAAAAAAATGGCAGCAAGAAGCGCAGCTAAAAGTGCAGCGTTTGCTCCTAGTGCTTTGAATAAAGATGAACCTACTCCAGAAAGAACACTAACTAAAGGCGAAGAAAAGAAAAAAGAAAAATACGTCAAAGGTATGAAAAAATCCAAAGGCGATTTTGAAAAACGATATGGCAAAGATGCTAAGGCTGTAATGTATGCAACAGCAACAAAAATGGCAAAGAAAAAAGGATCAAAATAATGAAAATTATGGAAGTCACAAACAATACTTGTCCAGAATGTGGCAAACCTAGCTATACTATACTGCCTGAAGAAAAGCAAAAAGGCGTAGATGGAAAAGTATGCTGGAAAGGCTACAAGCGCATGGGCACCAAAATGAAAGGTGGCAAGCGTGTGGATAACTGTGTTCCTATCAAAAAGTAATCATTGACTTATCGCATATAATCGTATATAATCGTATAAAAATAAGGAGTAATATATGAGCGATAGAGTATATGGCGCTGAAGAAAAAGCCAAACTAGAACGACTAATTAAAGAAGGCGTTACTGTATTACAAGAAATTGAAGATCTACAAGGCGGATTAAAAGAAACTGTTAAAGCAGTCGCCGAAGAACTGAATGTAAAACCAAGTCTAATCAACAAAGCAATAAAAGTTGCACAAAAGAATGATTGGTCACGCCATCAAGACGAATTTGAAGATTTAGAAACCATTGTTGCCACTACTGGCTATGACAAAGAATAAGTAATACAGTAGGAGTTAGAATATGCAACAAGGACACATTAAGCCATGCTGGCAAGACCAACAATTTTATAGTTTACCTTATGAAAGTGCAGGAGGCTATGGCGGTGATGAGTATATTATGTATGGACACGATCCATACAAAGTGATTATTAATAACGATGTCTATGTAGGTCCTAAAGACATCATGCCAGAATTCTACAAAGATGTTGTTGCACAACTTCCAAAACACGACCATCACGAAGTAGCATTTTATAGAACACCTCCTGCTAATATATTACCATTGCATAAAGACATGTATGCAAACTTTATGAAAATACACAATATCACTGATGTAAACACTATTACACGTTATATTGTATTTTTAGAAGATTGCAAACTAGGTCACTATTTCCATGTAGAAGATACCTGTTTATGCAATTGGAAAAAAGGTGATTGGATTAGTTGGACTGGTAGTGCACCACATGCTGCATATAACATGGGAATTGAGCATAGATTTACACTACAGGTCACTTGCTTTGATAGATGAAAGTAATATATTCTGTTGACGAAGATGGCATTGTTGAGCCTGAACTAAAATGGCATGATCATGATGCAACAACAGAAATACATTTTGTATTTTACACTGAAGAAGGGTTAGATTTAACCGGAGTGCCAGGCAAGCTGTATTGGTCTGAAGTTGAACACAAAAGATTTTGTAATTTAATCAAAGGAAAAAAGTTTTTCTGGCACTGCAATCATTCCGATCCCTATATTGGAAGTAAAGACTATCATATAACATGGCCTGATATCGATATGTTGTTGTGTATGCAACCAACTATCGATAGACAGCAAGATCCAGAACATTTGTTTTTGTGTCAAATGCGTAGTGTAGGCTATCACAGAGATTATCTAGCTGAATCACTTTACAACAATAAATTACTAAGACAAGGATTAGTAAGTTACAAAGAAGAACAAACGTCTGAATGGGATATACTTACCAAAAAATATTTACAGGATAGCAAAAAAGCACAGTTTGATAAACTATGGCGTAAAAAAATAAAAAAGTTTTTTCCACCTGAAGAATATAGATCAGACTTAGTATACAGCTATGAGGACAATCCACCCCCTCCATTGAAACTTTGGCAAAAATGCTGTTTTAATATTGTCACAGAAAGTTGGTTTGATGTAGAAATAAATAATAACACCCTACTAACAGAAAAAACCTATAGTTGTCTATTACACAGACAACCTTTTGTAATAATTGGTTATAAAAATGCAAACAAATTGTTAACAAAAGACGGTTATAAATTGTATGACAATATTTTTGATTACAGTTTTGATGAATTAGATACAATAGAAGAACGTATAGATAATTTAATAATGCAAATAAAAAAATTAGATAAAAATGTTTATAAACAAGCACAAGAAATTGCCTTACATAACCAAAAAGTATTTTTACGTAATGTCAAAAATGTTAGATTGCCTGACATATTCTTTGACGAAGAAGCTGTATGGTATCCTTCCGCAATAAAACATAAAGAAAAAATATTAAAATTAAAATCATATGTAGACAAGTTGTAAAATATGTGTTATGTTAGTAAAAATAGGAGTTTCGAATGCCATATGTAGATGCATTTTTTGACCGCGATGCTGACATTATTCGTGCTGTTGAGCGCAAAGATGGTGTAAGACGCTTTCAAGAATATCAAGCAAAATATACATTCTATTACGAAGATCAGCGTGGCAAATACAAAAGTATCTATGGCGATCCACTAACCAGAGTAGTGTGCAAGAACACAAAAGACTTCCGCAAAGAACTTGCTATCAATAAAGGCAAGAAAATGTTTGAGTCAGATGTGAATCCAATCTTTCAATGTTTAAGTGAAAACTATCTCAATCAAGATGCACCCAAACTGAATATTGCATTTTTCGATATTGAGACTGACTTTGATCCAGAGCGCGGCTTTGCTGATCCAAGTGATCCATTTATGCCCATTACTGCTATTACTGTGCATTTACAGTGGTTGGATGCACTTGTGACATTTGCATTGCCGCCCAAAACACTTACAATGCAACAAGCAAAAGAAGAATGTGCAGATTTTGAAAACACTTTCTTGTTTGATAAAGAAGGCGACATGCTTGAAGCGTTCCTTGACAGTATCGAAGATGCTGACATTATCAGTGGTTGGAACAGCGAAGGATATGATATTCCATACACTGTTAATCGTGTAAGTCGTGTATTAAGCAAAGACGATACAAGACGTTTTTGTTTGTGGCAACAGTTGCCTAAACGCAGAGAATTTGAAAAATATGGAAAAACTGCTGAAACGTTTGACACTATCGGAAGAGTTCATATGGACTATCTTGAATTATATCGCAAGTATACATATGAAGAACGTCATACATACAGACTAGACGCTATTGGTGAAATGGAAGTTGGTGAAAACAAGACTGTGTATGAAGGCACACTTGACCAACTTTATAACAATGACTTTAAAAAGTTTATCGAATACAACAGACAAGACGTTGCACTGTTAGACAAACTGGATAAGAAACTGAGATTTATTGATCTAGCAAACCAAATTGCGCATGACAACACTGTGCTGCTTCAAACAACTATGGGTGCAGTTGCAGTGACCGAACAGGCTATTGTTAACGAAGCACATAGACGTGGTATGCAGGTTCCTAATAGACGTGAACACGAAGGCAATACAGCAGCGGCTGGTGCGTATGTTGCGTTTCCAAAAAAAGGCGTGCATGAGTGGATTGGATCAATGGACTTGAACAGTCTGTATCCAAGTATTATTCGTGCAATGAATATGGGCCCAGAAACCATTGTTGGACAGATTAGATTAGAACTAACTGATGCAAGAGTGTTGGAAGATACCACACTTAAAAAGAAAAGTTTTGCAGGCAGTTGGGAAGGTCGTTTTGCCACAGAAGAATATGATGCAATCATGGAGCAACGTAAAGATGTTGCGCTAACACTGGATTTGGAAGATGGCACAACACATGTATTAAGTGGTGCTGAAATCTACAAACTTATTTTTGACAGCAATCAACCATGGATGCTAAGTTCAAATGGCACTATTTTTACTACAGAAGTAGAAGGTGTTATTCCTGGATTGCTAAAGCGTTGGTATAGCGAACGTAAAGAACTACAAGCAATGCTTAAAAAAGCAAAAGATGCAAAAAACGATGCTGAAATTGAGTATTGGGACAAACGTCAGTTGGTTAAAAAGATTAACTTGAACAGTTTGTATGGTGCTATTTTGAATCCAGGCTGTAGATTCTTTGATAAACGCATTGGTCAATCAACTACACTGTCTGGCAGAACTATTGTAAAACACATGGCAGCAGAAGTTAACAAAGTTATTACTGGCCAATATGATCATGTTGGTAAAGCAATTATATATGGTGATACTGATTCTTGCTATTTCAGTGCATATCCTATCTTAAAGGAGGATATTAACAAAGGCATTATTCCTTGGGATAAAGATAACGTAATTACACTGTATGATCAAATATGTCAACAGGCAAACACTACATTTCCAGACTTTATGATGAAAGCATTTCATTGTCCAAAGTCCCGTTCAGACGTAATTGCAGCAGCAAGAGAAGTCGTTGCTGAAACAGGCTTGTTTATTACTAAAAAACGCTATGCTGCATTAGTGTATGACATTGAAGGATTTAGAGCCGATGTAGATGGCAAGCTAGGCAAAGTTAAAGCCATGGGCTTGGACTTGAAACGTAGTGATACTCCGGTGTTCATGCAAGACTTTTTGAAAGACTTACTTGACATGGTGCTACAGAAGAAAGAAGAAAAAGAAATACTTGATGCAATCAGCGAGTTTAGAAAAGAATTTAAAAATCGTCCAGGCTTTGAAAAAGGTTCACCTAAACGTGCAAACAAGATTGGACACTATCAACGACTTGAAGAAAAGCAAGGCAAGGCAAATATGCCTGGACACGTTAGAGCAAGTATCAACTGGAATACGCTCAAACGTATGAATGGTGACAAGTATTCACAAGAAATCGTTGATGGTATGAAGGTTATTGTTTGTAAACTCAAGCAAAATCCGTTGGGATATACCAGTGTTGCGTATCCAACAGACGAATTACGTTTGCCAGATTGGTTCAAAGAGTTGCCATTTGACGGTGATGCAATGGAAGAAGTAATTATCGACAACAAACTTGACAATTTAATTGGTGTGCTGAAATATGATATCGAAAGCACCAAACAAAAAACAACTTTCAACAGCTTATTTGAATGGAATTGACATGGAGAGAATCAACGGCAAAGAACATAATGTTGAGGTGATACGATATGAAGACTGATAAAGTGACTCGAGTTGAAGTAATAGACGAGACAGGTCGTGCATACATAAAGTATCTCGACGATGATCAAGAAGTTGTGTGCGGTTTACAAGATGATGAACGAACACTAAAAGTGTTCATCAACAGGAAACAAGAAGATGAAAGTTAAGATTGGAAATTATCCAAACAGATTGCAGTGTGATATCCATACACGTTATATGAATAAAAAGTATGGTGGAGCAAAAGACGATGGGTGATCGTAGGGCAGATGCTATCTTTAATAGCACACAAAACTATAATCCATTTGGTAACATTAGTATTACAGAAAGCACATTTCCTGTAGAACACAATCTTACTGTAGAAGGCCGCGCTATTATACAGGGTAGAGACATACTAGAAGAACTTGACGAAATGCGTGATGCTCTGTTATTATTAAAGCGTGACGTAGATATGGAAGCAAAGTATCCTAAACTACGAGAACTAAAGGATGCTTACGAAGCAGAACTTGAAAAATACAAAACCTTTGAGGCGTTAAAATGAAGTGGATTAAACGAAAAGTAATCAAATGGGTCCGCGAGGACTGGGAAGACGTAAGAAAAGAAAATAGTGTAGGCATGGTTCGCGCAAGCCGTGATGTAGAGGCAAATATGTGCGATGCTGAACCTATCCTAAACTTCCGTGTGTTTAGTGCTGTAGGCGGACAGATTGTGGAGTTTAGACGCTATGATCGTAAAACTGATCGCAATGATACAAGCACTTACATTATCCACAAGGACGACGACTTTGGCGAAAAGATTAGTAAAATTGCAAACTTGGAGTTGCTGAAATGATTAAGAAACATTATTACAGTTGGCAGGGAGATTGACTTTTGAAAGTAGGTTTTACTTGTTCAACATTTGATCTATTACACGCAGGTCATGTGCAAATGCTACGAGAAGCAAAAGAGCAGTGCGATTATTTAATTTGTGCCTTACAAATGGATCCAAGCGTGGATAGAGCTGAAAAGAATGCACCTGTGCAAACCATTGTAGAGCGTTATACACAGTTAAAAGGTGTAAAGTATGTTGATGAAATTATTCCATATGGCACCGAAAAAGACCTAGAAGATATATTGACAATGTATCATATAGATGTTAGAATATTAGGAGAAGAATACAGAGACAAAGACTTTACTGGCAAGGATATTTGCCGTAAACGTGAAATAGATCTGTATTTCAACAAACGTGATCATCGCTTTAGCACAAGCGATCTTAGAAAAAGAGTATGTGAAGTATAGGAGAACAATATGCCACTACCTGAAGGA